ATGCCGCTATATGCGACAAGCCACTCATTCAAAGGAGGTTCGCAGCTTTATAATCGCTGTTAGTCCCCCTGTGAGACCGAAGGAAAAAGAAAAAAAAATCACGCCGAGAGGAACGGATTGAATCTCCTAGAGCGCTCAGCGCCCACAATCCGCCTCCGATTCTCGAGTGACTCCATGAGGTCGTCGGTTTCCTGCCGTACGCTCTTAGGTTCATGGAGGTCAAAAGAACCTACTCGACTTCCTAACTCAATCACCCTTGAGAAGTCCCCCGGGTTCACATTCCGACACCTAACGAATCCCTGCAGCTCCATAATGAAATCGTCTTTTATCTCCCCCACCAGGGCCGGGAGTTTCGGATAATATTCAGGAGCAGTAAGGACGCGAATAAGGCGTCGAACATCATGAGGTCGAGGAACGGTCCCGAATGGAGCCGACCAGCGGAGCGCCTTAGGCGACCCGTAGCGCTCTATTGCCAGCCTCTTCTTCTCACACACCGGGACGTATCCGCTGACACGGCGTCCTTCATTTACAGGTGTTTCCTCAAGCGTGTCCATCACACGATATCCTTTCGAAGTCTTCAAGACTTCTCCGACTGTTTCGTCATCCACCAAGGCGTGCCAGTTTTTCCGACGGCTTTTGAGGGCCCAGAAATAACGGCGCGCAGTTCTACGGATTGAAGTCCGAGAACCTGGAGCGAAAACCCCGAGACCGCCTATAGATCGAGGCATGTCCGGGAGGAGAGTCAAGTCGAATGAAAAGATGTCGTTGAAAGAGGGGGTGAGGAGGGGAGAAGAGAGGATGGAGCACCACGACTCAGCCGGAGCCAAGTGTGCTTTCCCGAGGACGCCAAGGAGCATTGCTGGAAGAATCGCTCCGACTTCTTTTGGTAAAGAGCCGCGTCGCCATACCCACAACTGAGAATTCACTGTGAAGAACTCAGGATCAGAAGGGGACTTGGCAGGGGAAGCAACACCACCCGTGAGTGGGAAGGCGCGAATCCATCGAGAGGAAGGGGTGGAGCCATCGGACCTTCTGACTCCCCAGTCAACCAAGTCGTCACCGTTCACGCCACAGCCGTTGTAGTTCAGGACAAACTCACGTAAGTCCTTCTGGGAGAACTGCAATAGCCGATCAGTGAGACCGGTAGACTCAATATGACCGAGGAAGGTAACGAGGCAGAGAATGGGGAAGGAGTAGTCGGATCCCATGAGTTGACCGCGCTTCTGGTCCCTCATTCCGGAGTCGGTCTCGAACGTTGCGCGAGTGATTGTTTCGCACAACTCAAGGAAATCGAGATCGAAGGCATCAGCCAGGACTTTTAAAACTTCTTCGGCAAAATCACCGATGAAGTAGTCCGTGCAGCATTTGCCATCACCGGAAGAGAAGGTGAAGTCATCGCGGAAAGACTCGTAGCCAAGGAGATTGTCTACCACAAGGTCCATCCATTCCGAAACTGTCCGTCCTGATATCATCCAGGAGCATTTTCTCAACCTATTGAACATATAAGGGTTAAGGAACGCGTACCGAGAATGATATGCTGAGCAGGATGTTGTCGTCCGAAGTTTCCCAGCCGAGAGAAAGGTATCAGCACGAACATGCGATATCTTCTCTGTACAGCCGTCAACAAAGATAGCCATTCTCTTACCGCCCTTCTTACGGGTGCGTTCGAGACATGACTTACCAGAGTTGGGAGCACGAACCAGACGTTCGCCGACAGATGGATTTC